ATTTCCACAACCTTCGATGGAAGGGCGAACAGCGTGCCATCGACCCCGACAAGTGGGATTTGCTGGCAGCTCCTCAACTCAACCCCGATGGCGGAGAAATCATCGCCATTGGCTTCGACGGTTCCGACCGTGGCGAAAACGCCGACGACACTGTCTTGGTCGGCTGGGTACTTACCGACAAACCCCACCTGTTCCTGATCGACGCTTGGAAACGTCCCGAGTTCGCCGGCCGTGATTATCGGGTCCCTCGAGAGGAGATCCGAGAGAAAGTGTCCGAACTCAAAGAGACGTTCGAAGTTCGCCGGTTCGCATGTGACCCTCCAGGCTGGCGTGAAGAGATTGAGTCTTGGGACAAAGAGTTCGGCGAATCATTCGGAGAACCCATTGTTGTCGAAGTGTTGACGAATCGTCCGACGAGGATGGGACCGGCTATCGACCGGTTCCTCGAGGCCATTGACGAGGGATCTTTCACCCATGATGGTTCGCCCGAATTGCGCGAGTATGCGTTGAATGCTTTGTTGACAAAATCAAAAGGCCGATCCGATCTCCCGGCAATCGTGAAACCTACGATTGACTCAAAGATCGACGGATTGGTCGCCGCCATTCTCTCCTACGATGAGGTAGCCCGAATGACTCCCGAACAGCCAATCGCCCCATTTGCGATCCTCGCATGAAAACCGCTTTTGCGTTTATCATTGCTGGACTACTCCTGCTCACTGTAGGTCTAGCCCTCTCCCCCATTTCTTGGCTCGCGTTATGTGTGCCAGGCGTCGCCCTCATCGTGGCCGGCTTACTCAAGGACGTTGAATGAGACTTCTGGACAGACTACGCAGCGGCAACCAAGAGCAGCTCGAACGCTCCTACGCCAACGGCCTCACCTTCGAAGACGTCCTCGCCATGTTCTCCTTCAACGGGAACACCTACCAGGGCATCTCTTCCCCACTTCGAGCGCCTGGCTCTGCTGTCTCAGCGAACTTCTCCGGATATGTGCAAGGTGTCTACAACCAGTCCGGAGTTGTTGCCGCTGCTGTAACAGCGCGCGCGCTGCTGATGTCACAAATCCGGTTCCAGTGGCGTTCACTGCTCCAAGGGGAAACCGGTCGGCTGTTCGGCAACACCGAACTTTCCGTCCTCGAGCGCCCAGGGGACCTCACCCGAGCGGAACTTCTCTACGCGGCCGAGCAGCACAACAGTCTCGCCGGAAACGCTTTCTTCTACCGCAATGGCGGCCAACTCCGCCTCCTCCGCCCCGACTGGGTCACTGTTGTGTACGGATCCTTCGAAAACGATGTGGACCCGACAGCACAACTCGACACGGAACTCGTCGGCTACTCCTACCAGCCCGGCGGCATTTCATCGCAAACCCCACCGGTATTCCTCGCCCCATCACAGGTTGCCCACTGGAAACCAGAGCCGGACCCAATGCACTGGTGGCGTGGACAGTCCTGGATCGGTTCGGTTCTCTCTGAAATCACCACCGACCGGCAAGCCACCGAATTCAAATCCAAGTTCTTCGCCAACGCCGCAACCCCTCAACTCATCGTCACCCTCGACCCGCACACCACCCAGCAGCAAGCCACCGACATTGCAGCTGTCATCAACCAACGCCACGAAGGCTCCGCCAACGCCTACAAAACCTTGGTCCTTGGTGGCGGCTCCGATGTGAAAGTTGCCGGTTCAAACCTGCAACAACTCGACCTGAAAAACACTCAAGGCGTCGACGAAACCCGAATCGCCCTACGCGCGCGAGTCCCAGCCACCCTCCTCGGCATCTCCGAAGGCTTGGCAGGTTCGGCACTTAACGCCGGCAACTACTCGCAGACCCGCCGAATGTGGTCCGACGCCTGGTTCATGCCAACAGCCCAAAACCTTTGTGCATCCATGGAACGGATCTTGGCTCTCCCAGTCGGAACACCGGCCGAACTGTCTTTCGACCAGTCCCAAATCATGTTTCTTCAGGAAGACCGCAAAGACGAAGCCGACATCCGAGCCACACAAGCCTCTTCGATGCGCCAACTCGTCGAAGCCGGATTCGAACCGTCGACGGTAACGAAGTTCATCGCCACCGGAGACACCACAGTCCTCCAACACACTGGAGTGTTCAGTGTGCAGCTCCAAGCCCCAACAGAAGGTCAGCCCGATGCCATATGACGTTCTCCAAGGTGTCGAAGGCTGCTCCGGCTGGGCTGTCGTCAAAATTGAAGACGACGAAATTATGGGCTGCCACAGTTCAAAAGCCGAGGCAGAGGATCAACTGACGGCTTTAAATATTGCCGAATATGGTGAGAACTCTTATCACACCAAGAAACCTCGACGTCCGAAACGAACTGAAGAGCCAAGAGCAGCCGACTCGTACCCTCCGACAGACGGAATGGTCGAAGAAGCGCAACGTGGCCTCGACTGGCGAAGCGAATTCGGTAGAGGCGGAACAGCCATCGGTATCGCACGCGCGCGAGACATCGTGAACCGCAAAGAACTCCCCATCAACACCTGGCGAAGAGTCAAAGCGTATTTCGACCGCCACGAAGTCGACAAAAAAGCGGAAGGATTCAGCCCAGGAGAAGACGGATTCCCCAGCAACGGCCGAATCGCATGGGCGCTTTGGGGTGGAAACGCCGGATACAGCAGAGCCAAAGCCATCATGGAAGACTTCAACAACGACGAAAGGGCCGTCATGGCTGAAATCAGAGGCATCGACGGCATCTACCCCGTCACACCACTCCAAAATTATCTTTACGAGCTACTCGAGGAAACTGTCGACATCTTCGGACAGTTCGACCAAGGAATCGGCGCACAAGGCGCCCACTATGTCGGCCCTGAAGACAACCCGTTCGCCGCTGAAGGCATGGTCTGCTCAAACTGTGCATTCTATGAAGGACCGCGCGCGTGTGAGATAGTTTCAGGCGACATCGACCCCGCCGGAATCTGTAAATTCTGGGTCATCCCCGAATCTCTGCTCACAATCGAAGACCCGGCCGAACTTATCGTCGAGGAAGAACCCATGATGGAAATGGAATCAGCACGTTCCACAGAAACACGCTCCGATCTGTACCGAAACGTCCCCTTCGAGTTTCGAACAGCAGAAGACACAGGCGACGGCCTCACCCTCACCGGCTATGCAGCTGTCTTCAACCGTTCCACCATGATCGACAACTATGAAGGCCGATTCGAAGAACGAATCCGCCCAGGAGCGTTCAAACGCTCGATCAACGCCAAAATGCCGGTTCTCCAATTCGAACACGGCCGCCATCCGCTCCTCGGCTCCATGCCACTCGGACAAATCACAAAACTTCGCGAAGACGAACACGGTTTGTACGTCGAAGCACGACTCGCCGACAACTGGCTCATCCAACCAGTTCGCGACGCCATCGCCTCCGGATCCATCGACGGAATGTCCTTCCGCTTTCAAGTGGTTCGCGACAGTGTCGACGAGTCTGGCGATATGCCGGTTCGCACCCTCGAGGAAGTCAAGCTCTTGGAGCTTGGCCCTGTAGTCTTTCCCGCCTACGCTGAAACCAGTGTTGGCGTTCGCTCCGCTGATCTGTCACCATTGTTCTCACTGCCCCAAAATGATCGCCACGCGATCGCCAGGGCGCTTGTTCTCGGCACCCAACCCGAACCCGCCAGTGATGGCACTTCGGAAAAGCCCGCCGATTCGACACCGGACTCGCCTACGCACTCCGGACTTACACCCACCCAACGCAGCTCACAGCTGCGCGAAATCGAAGGAGTCCTCTAATGGACGAAAAGAACCTTCGCGATGGCGTCGAGTACGTCAAGGCTGTCCTTCGCGAAATGCACACAAACGCTGAAGAGCGTTCATTTGACCCAGACGAGCAGGCTGAATGGGAAGCCGGCGCCGAGTTTGTACGCACCTCCGAGGCCGAATTGGTCGCCCTCGAAGAGCGTAAGGCTCGTATCGCTGACTTCGCCCCAGTCGCAACCGAAACAGGAGATGGCGCAGTGACGTCAATCAACATCAACACCCACACGTCACGCGACGCGTTTGACCATGGAACCCTTGCCGCCGATGGTGGTTCGGAACTCCGTGGCCGTGCGCTTGACGTGATCGAAAAGCACCTCCCGTCCTTCGTTTCTGACGAAGCGCGTGAGAATGCGACTCAAATGCTGGAGCGCCGTTCGAAGATTGACGCTGATGTTGTGGCCCGCCACATCGTCCGCACCTCTTCACCCGAATACCTCCAGGCTTTCGAGGAGTACATCGAAAACCCACAGGCTGGAATGCCTCGCATTCTTG